CAAAGCAACCAGTGGAAGTGCATTAGCAGCAATTGTTAAAGCACCAACAGCAACAGTAAGTTTTGAAACACCACCAGCAGCTAATAAACTTGCGGCATTTACACCTGTTAATCCACCTGATGCAATAATTGACTGAATACCGACCATGCTAAAACCAGCGATCAAAGCTTTTATTTGAATAACAGCTACAGGAAGAGCAACACTTAAACCTTTAACAGCTAAAGCAATACCACCAATAACAAGTGCTGTTTGACCTTCTGATGTATTTAAAAAGTCTGTTATTGCTAATGTTAAAGCTGTTAATGCTTTAACAGTAGGTTCAACTGCTGGCCTTAATTTACCTCCAATAGCTCTTGCCAAATCTTCAGTAGCATTACTCAAATTTTTAAAAACTTGTGTAGGATCATTTTTTATTAATTCTTTCAAAGATGCAGAACCATCTGTTTCAATTTTTCTTAAGGCTCTTAAAACAACATCACTTGTAAGCTTTCCTTCTGAAGCGAATTTTTTTAAAGCTCCAACAGTAACACCAAGCTCATCTGATATTGGGCCTAGTAATGTTGGAATCTGTTCAGAGATACTTCTAAATTCATCACCTTGTAATCTTCCAGAACCTAATGCTTGAGCTAATTGTCTAAACGCATTTGAACTTTCTATAGCAGATGCACCAGCTAATTTTGCTGCTGTATTAAAACCAAAAAATGTTGATTTAATATCTTCAACTCCAACACCCAATGGAGCTAACCTTGCTGTTATATCTGTAATGCCTTCGAGAGCTTCAGTTGCACTTAATCCAAAAGCTTTTTGTGCATCAGCAGCAACTTGTTGTGATTTTGCAAATGTACCAGATGATTTTGTTAAAAGTCCTAATCTGACATTTAATTTTTCAAAATTTGCAGATGTATTTACTGCCTGTCTTGCTAACAAACCAACCCCAAGACTAGCAATAGCTGTCCTTAAACCACCAAAAGATTGTTGTAATTTATTTGTTTGATTCTGTACACCTTTTAAAGCACTTGTCGCACCAGTGGCATCAACTCTCAGTTTTACAATACTTTCTGCCACTAATTAAAAAGTCTTTCTTATATATTACCTTGATTTAGCTCTTTGACGATCAGTTTGTCTTTTTTCGTTCTCATATTTAATTTCATAATAAGCAGCCCAATATATTAACTCTTCTTCAGTAAGAGATATTCTAAGTTCTTGCAATGTTTTACCAAGTTCTGTTGCTAGGAAAAACTCAAAATTAAGCCAGTTATCCCCTTTTATTCGTTTTTTGCTGTATTTATATCAAGTTTAATATCAAATAAAAATAATTCAATATCATTTAAAACATTCTCTGGAATAAATCTATGTAAATCCTCTGCATCTGCCATATTAAAGGCTTTAGTGCCATCTTCCAACTCTGCCATTTGACAAAGAACATGAGTTGTCATTGTCAACGCTTCCTCTGTTCCAGCAGCAGATTGTGCTTTTTTTCTATCAAATCTTGTTAGAGGTTTAAAATATAAAGTTTCAATAACATCACCATTAGAATTTTTCCATTCATATTTTCTTCTGGTGGTCATTTCCTCCTTATAAGATTCTGTAAGGAGATCTATTGTTCTTTTAGATGCCATAATTTTGGGGTTGGTAAATCAATTAATTAAATAGCTGAAGTTATTGCACCAGTTGTAATAAATGAAATATTTATTAGCTGTGTTTCTCCAAGTGTTGCGCCATATTCAGCACCAGTAATTATTCCAGAAAAACTTATTTTCTTTGCTGAGGTTGCAGAATCAGGAAATAGTTCAAATAATGCGTCACCAGCATCACCTGTAACTAATACATCATCAATAAATGCTTGGTAATCTGAGTTTCCAGATGGGTCATAAATAAGCTCGGCAGAACCTTCACCAGCTATAAGACCACCAATAAAAGTTTTAGCAGTATCGCCTTGAACTGTAGTTTCTAGTGTATCTTTTGAAATTGATAATGACCATGATCTTGTTCCAGAAATATCAGCTTCAGTACCAGCCGCATTGTGAAACATAACCTTGCCAACATCACCTTTAATAGCTGCCATGACAAAAAATTAAATATTTATAATTATATTAACCTTTTTCAGTGGACTTTACATCTTTTTTGGTTTTTTGTTGACTCTCATAATATTTACGACATTCTGGATCCCAATAATTAGCCTCTCTTCTTCCTTTTACAGCTTCGATTGCGTCAAGCATTTCTTCTGTTATTTCAAGTTTTCCCATAATTAAAGATCCTCATAAATAGTAAATGTGATTCTGATTTGAGTTTGAAACTTACCTTCTGGACTAGAAGTTAAAATTTCAGGGCCAACAGGTGCATCAAAAATAACACTTGATACTGTGATCCTATTGTATAAGTCTCTTAATCTTTTGCAAATCGTGAAGTTAGCCCCTGCCCCTATACCTTCCTCTGTAAATACATTTAATAAAACAAGACCGCTTATTAAATTATCAGAGTTACTAGCACCACCTTGAGTCAAGTATTCATTAGATCCAAAGCTAGTAACGCATTGAACAAAAGAATCTTCTGTAGTGCTATCAAATGCCATATTGTTGAATACAACAGGGATTGCAGGGCTTGAGGCTAGT